ATAATGGGAGTATTCCTCCCATTAAATTATTTGCCGATTACAGAATCAGATTCGATTGCGATGTAATATACTAGCGAACCTTTAGTTGCTGAAAACTTAGATAGTTTTTTGCTATCAACTGTCACTACATAATCTGTAAGTACAATTTTTTGTAAATTTTCAACTTTCATATTTACTTTAAACTCTTTATCTGACGTACCAATATCTAGATTAAAAGCATTAGCTGTTGATTGTCCTGATTTTGCAGCTTGTTGTGCTTTTTTATCAGCAACTTCAACACTTACTTTACCATCTTTTGATACGATTGATATATCGCTTACTTTTAAAATTGCTGCTGACTTTGAAATCATATCTAAATCTGCTGCTTTTAAATTAAAAGATACATCATTAGAAACAGGCAAACTTTCTTTTGATGGAACAAGTAGCATTTCACTTGCTGCTGAATAGAATTTAATTTTTTGATGACCTTTAGAAATCATACAAAAATTATCACCAAATGTTAAATCTGCATCTTCCATTAATGTATAAGCTGATAAAAAATCGTTTAATTCGTATATGCCAAAATTTCCAGAACCATTGATTGGCAAATTCTCTGAAATTTGTGCTACAGCCATTACACTTTTTGCTGGCGATATTGTTGATATTTTATTACCATTCTTTAACATTAGATTGGCATTAATTCCTGCGAAGTTTTTCATAATCGCAATTGTTTCTTTACTTAGTTTCATTCTCACTCCTTTTCATTATTAAGTTTTTCTCCTTGATCGTGTATATATAAAGCAAGAAGAGCATAGTGTAAAATCTTTAAAAGATCTTTACGATTTTGTCCATCTTTATGCCCATACCTTTGAGCATATTTTAAAACATTGCCTAGTGTAAATCCTAGACCATGACCACAATCAACGATGAACTCTGTTGATTGAAATTTCTTTTTAGAATAATGACCTTTATATGTTTGGTCAATATATTGTTTAAATTCTTTTAATAGTTTATCTTCGTTAAATTTATACATTAGTTAATACATCTTTAAAAAATTGCTTATCTTCTTCTGTTTTTGATACTTCTGCTCTTATATTAGAATCTCCCACTGGAATAGTTTTAACTATATTATCAGGATTTAATCCTTTCGCAGGAAAAAAATAAACTCCTGGACTTATTTTATTAGTTTTAAACAACCAATTTGGGTATCCAATTTTATCTGAATCTGCTTTACGATTTTTTAATAAATTCATATGAGCCGAATAACATTCTGCTGCTGAAATTACTCCAGTTTTCTCAAGATTTGGGAAAATTGTAATTACTGCATCAACCCATTTTCTTTGAGCTTTAGAAGCATTATCGTATGTTATCATATCAATATTATATTATAAATTTTATTGTAAGTAAAGTGGGAGAAAAAAGGATAATTTCTTATATGGGACTCCCACTTTACAATTTAATAAAAACTCCCATTAAGAAACTCTTATATCAATACCAAAAGCTTTTAAATCATTTAAAAATGATTTATCTTCTTCTGATACTCTACTAGTAATAACAATTGGTTCAGCTTTACCATTTAAAGATTGAGATGCTTTTTGTACTGTCACTCCCTCTGCTGGAAATAAGTATATTCCTCTTTTAATTTTATTAAGTTTAAACAACCAATTTGGATATCCAATTTTTGGAGTACCTGAAACTCTTTGTTTTTCTAATTGTTTAAAAGAGTCATAACATTGTGTTGCTGTAATATACCCTTTACTTACACAATCGGGTAGAATTTTAGAAACGTTTTCTACCCAACGTTTTTGTGATTTAGTAAGTGAATTCCAAGTTAGCATTAAGCACTCACTGTTTGTTGTTGATTAACTACAGCACTCGCAACTTCAGACTCTGATGGTTTCGGAGCCGAAGTTTCTCTGTTATTTGATACTTTGTCAAACAAATCAATAAAAGCAAGTCTTGTTGCTTCATCGAATCTATTTGTACATAACTGTATAGATTTATCAATATCTTTAAATACTGAATATGCTCTTACAATATGAACCAATCTTCTTGTAGTAATTGTTTCATCAACACCACCTGATTCATTTGTTTTTCTAATCACATCAGCCCACTTAACTAGAGTCTGAGCGAATTTATCATTCTTACATTTATAAGAGTCCATCAGATTTTTAACAATCTTTAATTCAATCGATGGTGTTGGATATTCTTGTTGGAATGTCACAGCAAATCTCTCTAGAAATGCTTCATTCAAAACATTCGTACCAATATATCTTCCATCTTCTGAACCTTTGCCTTTGGTATTCGCTGTGGCGAATATATTAAAACCATTTTTTGGAACGATAATCTCGTTCTTTAATTTAAAGTAGAATGGCTTACCCTCTAGAATTGGTTGTAAACATAATAGAGTATTAGCACCACCAGCATCGATCTCATCAAGCAATAATGGGATTCCTAATCTCATTGCTATAACAACTGGTCCCTCTACGATTTGTATATTACCATCGACAAGTGTTTTAGTACCGATTAATTGATCTTCGTCTGTTAAGCTGTTTAAATTAACTCTAATTAAAGAAATTTTATGTTTTGCACAAATTTGTTCAATCGAAGTAGATTTACCATTACCAGTCGGTCCAGTCACAAATGTTGGATAAAATTGTCTAGAAGTTATGATAGTTTCTAAGTCTTTATAATTTCCGAATGGGACATAATTACTATCTCTAATTGGAACTAAAGACTTAACATCTAAATTAGAAGATTCAGATTTTACAGTATCAATTTTAACAACATTATTTGTCACTGAAGAAGAAACACTTGAAAGAGGAATAATATAAGATCCTCTCCCAGTTTTTTGGGCTTTCACCCAGTTATAAACTTCTGATTTGTTGTCAAACTTAGTAGTTTTAAAAACTTTAACAATCTGTTTCCAATTAAATTTATTCTCATCATTGGAATAAGATTTATGTAGAGATTCTACAAACTTTTTTATATTCGCATTATTCATCATATATTTGCCTTTTTTAGTTGGTTTATACATATATTATAGCATAATTCGTTGAAAAAGTATATACTTCCAGAAAATAAAAAAGATATATATTTCAATGGTTTAGTCATATTATAGTTTTTTATTTTCGTAGTCTTCTAGATTTTCATCGTTTTTTGGTATAATTTTAACTATTTTTGTCATTACATCCCCAGTGGTTATTTTAATTTCACCCAAAGTAAATAGTGTAGAACCAAAACAACCAGATAAGGATAGTAATATCATAAATTTAAATATTAAAATATGGAGTCGCATTTTTATATTTGTCAAGCACTTCAACTCTATTCGTAATCCACTCATCAAACAAAGGAAGACTTTTTGAATTAGTGCCATCCCAATTAATAAATGCAGTTTCAAAAAATTCTATTCTCTCATTAGGAAATTTTTGTTTATGTTCAGCTTGATATTCAACTAATTGTTTTTTCCAAGCATCAAATAAAGTATCAGACACAAGAGGATTATCTTTATACCAATACATATAAGAATGTATAAGTATTTTAGATCTTAACTCTATAATTTTATCTTTTAATGATATTGTTTCAGCCATTATGCTACCTGCTTTGCAAAAGAAGTTAATAAGAATCTACTATTTCTATTTTGTTTTAAAAGCTTAGTAAATGATTTTGCTATTTGATTTGCTGTTTTTTCTTTTGTAGAAGTCAAATCATTAACAATATTTAAAGCTTCAGGTTTAATATTTTCTATTGGGATTAAATAATATTCATCATAAGAATTAACTTGTTTTAATGCAGAAGCACCTAATTCTTTAAAATCTTTTGCTATTTTAATTACTGTAGATTCGTCAGCATTTCCAAACTGACCATCATTTGTATAACTGTTTAAATGAGATAATGTATTGCTTATATGTCTTCTATTGTTTCTTATTAAAGAAAACGCAAGACAAGTTGTATTTGGATCTTGATCTTTTATTATTTTAATTAAAGTACCAGTTTGCATATATGTTTTAAATTCATATTCTTTATTATCTTTCCTAAGATATAAATGTTTTTTTATAGAATAACTGTAAGATTCAAAACGTCTTGGCTGGATGCTATGTCCTTCGCCATCTGTTAATACTATAAAAGAAAGTTTTTGAACATTATTTAATTTTTTAAATCTTGGTAAGAAATCAATCATATAATATAAAGATTCATTTAAAGGTGTTGATGCTAATTTATAATTAGAAACATTTTTATATACTTCAGAGAATAATAAAGCACCCATTTTATTATATTCTTCTTTGTTCATTTTATTAGATAAAATTTCAACAACTCTAAACATCTCAACATCTAATTGATTTGTAATTGACTTTCTAGCTTGATTTTCTTCAGGCGATAGTTTATCATCATAGGGTATATATCTTTCACCAAATTGTTTTGTTCTTTCAACATCACATAATGCTTTCTCAGGATTAGAGTCAGATATACCATTAGTGAAAGCAAGAACAGTAAATGGTATATTTGCTATTTTGCAAAAACTAGTCATCAAATAAACTTGTTTAATAACGTCTTTTAATATGCCACTCATACTACCAGACCAATCCATTAACATAACCATTCCATGATTTTTTCCCTTTGGTAATGATTGGATAGTTTTAAATATTTCTTCTTTAATTTTATAAGATGCTAATTTCCTAATATCAATTACACCAGTTTTATGTTCTTTTGTTTTATAATATTGATTTGCTGATTTTCTCATTTCAAATTCTTTAAGCAAGTAATTTACTTCTTTTTTGGTTTCTTGTAGATATGAATTGAATTCAATGCTCGCTAATCTTATTTTATCTTCAGTAGTTTCCCATCCTCCGTGACCTGCTTTTTTAGCATTCGCTAATTCTAAATCTTCCTTAGTTTTTCTAATTGCTAACCAAGCATCTACATCTGTCATATATTTTTTATATGGTACATAAGGATCAAATCCTACAAATTTTGGATTATAGTCAACAATAACAAATTCATTATTACTTGTATGTTTTGATAACATATTATCAAACTTATCTTGAATTGTTTCTTCAGTAGTATTATCAGTTTCAAGAACAGTTGTTTCAGGATTAGATTTAGAACCACCTATTTTATTTCCATCTGCGTCCAGTTCATCCATAAGAAGACCTTTTAAAGAATCTTTAAGTTGTTCACCTTGTTCATTCTCATCACCATTTTGTAAGTACAGTGCAGCAAGTTTTTCTAAAGCTTGTTTTTCTAATTCTTTTTTAGCAACAGAATAAGCAGTAAGTTTTTTCGCTAACTTCATAACATCATCAAACGTTTCGCAATTATCAATTTCTTTTATATAACCATATTCTTCTGCTGTAAATTTAACACCACAATTATAACCAGCTTTATAAAATAAATTTGCTTTATTAATAAATTGTTCTTTCACTAAATCTCTACCTTTAACACCAAAAAAATTTCTATCAACTAATTCTTTATAAGCTGAAACAAAGTCTTTTTTCAATCCTGGATATTCGTTTTGTATTTTCTTTTCAATCCTAACATCCTCAATAACATTCGCCCAAGAATGTAATAGTTTATTATTATTAAATTCTTCTGTTTCTGATTTTCTAAATGGAGTGTAAAGAGCATGCCCTACTTCATGGGCAATCAACATATTTTCGATATTTTCGGAAAGGTTCTTCCAGACAGGAAGAGTAAGAACTCTAGTTTCAACGTTAAAAGATGCAGTCGCAACAGGCTGTCTTAAAACAGTTATATTTTCAGTAGAAAGTAGTTTCGCTAATAAATCTTTTTTATTCATAATATATACATATATTCTACTATAAAATGATCTAAAAGTATATAATTAGGAGAAAATAAAAAAGGTATATAAATCAGTGACTTATATTAAAGTCGCCTTAATTTCGCCTTAATTGCTTGCTGATTCTTCTAAAAATGACTCTAAACCATTTAAAAAATCATTGATCGATTCGATCGGTATTTTAGAAATGTCTTTTTTATCAGTGACTGTTGAAATATAATCAGTCAAATTTTTATTTAATTCGTTATGTGATTTAAAAGAATATAACATTAAATAATAATCCTGCTGCAAAACCAACACCAAATATAATACCAACACGAGATAATTCAGCATACATCGCGTCTCTTTCTTTTTGTAATCTTAATTGGTGTTCGAATGCTTGTTTTTGTTTTTGAAGGGAATTAATGTGGTCAAATCTTGAGTCCATAATAATAAAAGTACCTTTTTAGTTGATTAAGTATATATTATACTATAAAATTTCTTGGAAGTAAATTAATCAGGAATTCTTAATTTAGGTCTTAATTTCGCTTCATATTCTAGTTGTTGAGTAGTTGCTGCTTTTCTTAATTGTTTATCTAATTTCTTTAAAGCCATATCTAATTTTAATTTACCTACTCTCTGAGTAAAGTCTATTCCTAACATATGGTCATATTCATGCTGAAATACTCTTGAATGAAACCCATCTAATTCGGTACGAACTTCTTCGCCTTTGAATGTAAAATATTTAACTTTAATTTTTTTTGGTCTTGATATTTTTAGCCATAATCCTGGACGAGATAAACATCCTTCTTCCATTAATTCAACTTCTTCTGAAGATTCTAATATTTCTGGATTAAAAACAGCATATTGATAGTTTTCAATAACTGTAATTGCAAACACTTTTGCATCTATTCCTATTTGATTAGCTGAAAGACCAGCACCATTTAATTTTTGTGATACTTTAATCAATAATAATCCTAATTGTGCTGCTTCTTCTACTGGTTTTTTAAAGTCCCATTCTTTTGGTGGTGTTTTTAAACGTGGATCGTTCCATGGAATTAAACCATCAGTAGTTCTTACTGGTGTTATAATTTCTTTTCCATCTAAACTACTTGTTAGCTTTTCAACTTGTACTACAGTTGGTTCTGGTTTTAAAATACGTTTATCAAAAGATTCTTCTATAATAGGAAGTGATTTTGATTTCTTTTTTGCTTCTACTTCTTCAGCTGTAGCTAGTCTTGGGTTTATAGGATTACCATTTTCATCCACTGAATCCCAGACAACTTCTTTTACATCAGTCATTACTTGCTTTCCTTTAATAATTTAGACACACGATCATATTCATGCTTCATATTATGTTGTTTTAATTCTAAGTCTTTTAGATTTGGTTCTGAATCAGATAAAAACTTACTATGCTTTTTTTCATATATCCAGTTTTCAATTAATTTTAACTTAAAATGTAAATGATGTTGTTTATCTCTAAGAACAGTTTTAGATTCATCTTTTCTGTCGACATCATTTGTTTGTGTTGATACTCCTTCACGAATTGGTTTTTTGCTTGGTTTATTTGTGAAAGGGTTTATTTCTACTTTTTCTTTTCTTTTTTTTCTCATAGTTTATGCATTTACGATTGTAGAGAAGTCGTTTTTCTTCTCAAATTTAATTGTACTCATAAATTTTTCAATTAGAGTATCACCCTTATGACTAATTACGAAAACATTGACTTGAGAATCTAGTTGCGAAATTAGGTTTAAGAAATAATCTACACCTGATGCATCTAAAGATGAGTCAAATATTTCATCCAGTACTAATAAAGATGTATTAATACTGTTCTTCATTTTTGCTATATGTCGCCATGTGAACAATATAGCTAAGTCAATACGCATTTTTTCACCCTCTGAAAAACTATCATAGGTGAATTCATCTCTATGTCTTGAACGTATCGTCTCAGTGAAGTTCTCATCTAATTCAAAATGAACATAAAAGTCCATCGCTTGTAAATATTTATTAATCAATTTATTCATTACAGGTAAATACTTTCGAATAATAGCAGTTTTAACACCTGAATCTTGTAAGAGTAATTTAGAAGTATTTTCTATTTCTATTGTTTGCATTAAACTATTCTTTTTATCAACATTAACTAATGCTAGTTCAGCTAGTTCTTTAATTTTATCTTTATATTTGTTGGTATCACTAGTTGTGTCTGATAGTGTTCGTTTTTCAGCTATACTGTTTTCAATATTAGTTTCAGTAAATTTTACACTAGTATTTAAATTAGATATTTCATTATTAATTTCTATTTTTTCATTAAATAATGTTCTTATTTCTCTTGATCTAGTTTCTCCAGCAGTCAAAGCTTCTAATAATTTAGAAAGTCTAGATTTTATATCTTCTTTTTCTTTTTCTAATTTACTTAATGCATGCTGTTTATGTTGTATAGGTGATTCGCAAGTAGGACAATTTTCGTTCTCATTAAAGAACATTATTTTTTCTTGTATCTCAGCAATACGACTTTCATTTATTGCGATTAGTTTTCTTGCTTTGTCTACACGATCAAATACATCTACTGAGTCAATTGTTAAACTATCAATCTCTAAAAGTTTTTTATTTAATATAGTTATTTTGTTTTGTATTTCTTTTATATCTTCTCTATACTTTTCTATCTTTTCATCTATCTTAATTATATTCTCTTGTTTAGATACTGATAAATTTTCAAGTATAGTTTTTTGAGCTTGTATATTTGATTTAGCTATTTCTATATCTTTATTTACATCGACTAATGCTAATTTAGTATCAACTGCTCTTATTTTAAGTATATCATTCATTTTACTGAATATACCTATATCTAAAATATCTTCAATTACTAATCTACGTTGATTTGTAGGTAATTGCATAAAAGGAATATAAGAAGCAGATCCTAAAATACAAACTTGACAGAATGTTCTATAATTAATTTTAAGTATTTGTTCTTCTATTTTCTTTTGACAATCACTGATTGCTGCTGATTGATTTTGTAACACACCATTTTCATAATACTCAAATATATTAGGCTTAATTCCTCTTCTTATTTTATAGGTATTCGTTCCAGAAGAAAATTCAATTTCTACTTCAGCATTTTTACCATTAATTGAGTTAATTAATTGATTCTTTTTTACTTGTCTAAATGGTTCACCGAATAAAACAAATGTAAGAGCATCAAGCATAGTAGATTTACCATCACCATTTTTTCCTACCACGATTGTACTTCTTGTTTTATTCAATTGTATTTCGCACCAAACATTGCCTGTTGAGAGGAAATTACGCCATTTCAATTTATGAAATATTATCATTCTTTAACAATAGTCTCGTTCGCAATTGCTTCAGCATGCAACGAGTTTAAATATAATTTAAGTTTATTTTTTTCAATACTAGTTGTGATTGTATCAACATAACCATTTAATATGCTAGTAGTGTCTTCTACGTTAATTTCATCAGATACGTTAGCAGATGAAAAGTCAACAAACGTTTCAAGTATTTTCACATCATATGGATTATGATTATGTAAATTTTTTATAAATGTATCAAACTTCAATAAATTTTTACGATTTGTTATAATTACTTTTATATACTTGTTTCTATAATCTTCAAAATTTGGTGGATTCTCAGCAAAATAAGATTCATCATATTCTACTTTTAAGAACATAGTGTTTGGGTTTTGTATAAATTCTAATTTACGAGTTGCTGTATCAAATATATGAAAACCTTTTTTGTCATTATAATCAGACCAAGTCATTTCATATGGAGCACCCAAATAAGTAATATTATCATTTTGTGAACGATGATGAAAATGCCCTGACATAAGTAAATCAAATTTCATAAACTTATCTTTTGGTATTCCATCTTTGGATGGTGCACCAGTATGCATTTCAAATCCTTGAATATCAAAGTGTCCAATACAAACTTCTGCTTTTGTATTTTTAATTTCTTCCCAACATTTATCTTTGTTGTCTTCACATATCCATGGAATATTACAAAATAGTGTTTCTTTTATTTGGATTGTTTGTGGTTCGTATAGAATTTTTATATTTGGATATTCAGTTAAGAGTAGAGATATGCTATTAATCTCATTAGTGTTTCGGAAGTATGTGTCGTGATTACCAATTACAACATACATAGTAATGTTTCTTTCTCTTAATTTATCGAAGAAAAATGTTTTACTCTGTTTTAATGTGTAATAATTGATATATTTGCGTCTATCAAATATGTCACCTAAGTGTAGTAATGTGTCTATCTTTAGTTCGTCTATTTTAGGAAAAAACGTTGTATCAAAAAACTTATTTTGAGATTCTAAAAAGTGACTAATGTCATTACGTACACCAAAATGTGTATCAGTTATAATCGCTATCTTTGTCATCATCTAAATCAATCGTTTCAATATTATTTTTTATTTTTCTAGCAACAGATTTTTTAACTAGCCATTCATCAAAGTTATTTTGGCTTTCTATTGCTTGACTCATCTTATTGACGAATTTATCAAAGTTTCTTTCTGACTCTGAAATTTCATCATCACTCATACCAAGTTCTTGAAAAAAAGTAGGTGGTAGAGAAGTAAGAATTTTAGTTTTAATATAAGCTTGTTTTCTTTCTTTCATAATACGTCTTAAAAATGCATAGTATATGATTTGAGTAAAATAAGCAAAGGGATTTTTAGATTTGGTAGGATCAAAGTTATGAAGATATTGAATGCAATTTTCAATACCATCTAATATCATATCGTCACGATATGTATAATTGTTAAAATTTGGACGTGTAGAAAGACGTGTTGCTATTTTTAAAATACATTCACCTATATAATTAGGAATTCTTGGTGGATGTTCTTCTCCACTATCTTCTGCGTCAACACAATCTTTTTTCCATTGAATTAATGCTTTAAGAAATTCAGCATTATTGACGTAATGTATTTTTGTTTCTTTAGTTTTTTTATTCATTGTAAAGGATTTAAATATTAAAGAGTAAATAGACTGCAATTATACTCTAAAATATATTGTAAGTAAAGTGTTTCAATATGCCTTTACTTTCAATTTTTTCCACATTATAATAACACCTGTTGGGGTTTGAAATATTAATATTAATGGATTACTTTCTTATCTTTATTCTTAATCTGATTGTAAATTTCTCTTATACCATCAATCTCTTCAGTAGTTAGTTCTTCTGTTTCTGTATCGTAATTACTTGTATATTCTTCTGGTTCTGGATCTGGAAATTGTTCGTCATGTCTCAAATCAGCCATTTCTTGTTTATCCATAAATCTATCCATTAAATCTTCATAAGATCCCATTGCAACTAATCTTTCATGTTGATTATACAATGACATAAAGAATGGTATTGCGAACGAATGAAGTTTCTTTATGAAAAAAACGTCTTTTTTCGGAAATGTAAAAACTCTATTTTCGGCGAAACTACAATATGGTCCTGCAGTCACTTGTTCTATAATTCCACCTTGTTTTGTAATTCTTGGATAATTTTTAAGAGCAAATGGATATTCAATAGTAATTTCTTTTTCGTCTTCTTTTAAACGAATCGCTAATATTGATTCACCTGTAGATAATCTTACAATAACAAAATCTTCATTCGATTTTATTATTCTCGGTGTCGATGATTTTTGATGCATCTAATTTTACCTCTACTAATGAATAGTTAAATTTTTCCTCATCATAAGTTTGCATTCTTGACAACAAATGTCTATAAGTATGATTTTTCCATTTCTTATAAGATAAGTCATCAGCAATATCAAACAAATTACAAGTAGTTTTATTCTTATTTAATCGTAGTCCTCTTCCAATACTTTGTAAATTAAGTATTTTACTCTTAATCGGACTTGCTAATATAATGTTTTCAATACTTGGTATATTCACACCTGTACTGAAAGTTCCATAACTTGCGACTATAATACAATTGTTTGTATCTGCTGCAATATCTCTTACTTGTTCTCTATCAGAAACGATTGTATCACCAGAGATTAAATATATTTTTTTATTATATTTCTTCTCTAATCTATTTAGTTTTTCATATAAAGGGATTCCGTGTTTCTTTACGTATTGGTAAAGTATTAAAGTATTACCTTTACAGTTAAGAGCAAGATTGGTAATATAGTTATTTCTTTTATCACAAGAAACTAGCCAATCTATTTCGTCTGAATAAACGTTATTTTTTCTTCCTTCGCGTGATATATCATCATATGAAAGGAGTAAACAAATAATTTTTAAGTCTGCTAATTTTTTCTGGTCAATCAAATCAGATGTAGTTGTGACTTTTTCTACGATTCCAAAAAGTCCTTCGAGTACTAATTTATTTATTTTACTGTTATCGATTGTTCCAGTTGTACCAATACGAAATTTTATCTTATTACATTTTTCCATTATTGTAATAAGACTTCTTGCCTTAAATTTATGGACTTCGTCTCCGAAAACTACATCAAACTGCTCGAAGAATGATTTTGGTAATTTGTAAATACTTTGCCAAGTAGTAATTAATATATTTTTTGTAAGTTCTTTTGAAAACCCTGCATAAAGCTTTTGAATATGAGTATCTACTTTCCAACCATTTTTAGTTGAATAATCATCAAAGTCTTTATATAACTGTTCAACTAGATTAGTTGTTGGAACTATAATTAAGCATTTCTTATTGTTTTTTAATGTTGAATACCAACGTAATATAGAATACATTATTAGACTCTTCCCACTGGCAGTTGGACTCAACAATAGGGCTCTTCGTCGCTTTAAAGCGGAATAAACCGCATTATATTGATAGTCTCTTACTGATAGGTCTGAGTCGTTTTTAGAGGTTATATTTAATGAATTTATAAAGGTTTTAACCTCTTCTTCTGTTATAGGTTCAATATACTTTGGAAACCCTAATTCAGATATGGTATAACCACGTTCAAAGGCAAATTTGCGTACATAAGGAATTAAACCAGTATAAACTGTCTTACGAAGTAAATCATAAAGACGTGTTTTACCATCCCATATACGTGCTCTGTATTGTGGTGTAAAATGGGCTCCTGGAACATAAAACGTAAAATAGTCTGATAATTCTTTTTCTATACCTAAATCATCTGAGAATACACGAACGTGCGTTTCAGTATAGTTTTCGATTGTAATTTGGGATTTATTATCTTCGGACATTAAGCACCACTAACGAACTTTTTCCACTCTAATGAATTTCTTATTATCCAATCTCGTGACTTGATCTGTTGTAATATAGATTCAAGAAGTTCCTGTATGCTCGTTAAATATTCAATTTTAAGTTTGGCTTTAATTAAATCAGCATCACCATTTAGAAATTCATCCATTTCATTTCTTAATGGTTTTATACCTTGCCATTGTTCCCAACCAGCAAGTTCTAATTCACCCTTACTCATTTCACCACGATAATATCTAAATTTTTTTACACGCATACTATTATATTCAGATTGTGCTGATGTAATACGATGTTTATATGAAATGAGTAAGTTTAAATATTTTGAATGTAAGACTGGTGTACGAACAGATTCTCGATCTAAATGATTATCGTCTATAATACAGTCTTGTTTCCATTGTTCTTGTATTTCTTCAAGTGTCATAATTCATATTATACTATAAAAAAGCTTGTAAGTAAAGGGTTTTAAGCTTTATTTGAAGTATTTTTTTCGTCAAATCCTTGATACATTATGCAAGATTCACCTGATGGAACAGTGATTGTTTCTATAATTGCTTTTGGTGATTTTGCATTCTTATAGTGTGCTATAATAAAGACTGGATTTCCATTGCTTTCGGCACCAGTTCTTCCAGTGTATGTTTTTGACATAATCCAACCCTTAGATTCTAAAAAAGCATGAAGTGTTGTTGAGTCATTACAAATTACTGGTATTTCTTCAATCCAAGATGAATCTGGATACTTATCACTTTGTGGCAATCCTTGTGCAAAGCTTCGCCCTGCTCCAATAGTAAGCAAAAATGATAAAAATAATATGAATATATTTTTTTGCATTTAACAGTCTCTTTCTAATTTATTTTAGTAGACTGTCGAAGAAGAAGGACTCTGTATTGTAAAATAACTATATCTTAGAGTCACAGTATTTGTAATGTAAGTCACATCGGTACTTTTAGAGTCGAATATCATCGACGACAACCCTGTTGGAAACATATCTCTAAACGTAATTATTTTACTAATTGCGTTATTATTATTTAGTATTAAAAGTGTACCATCTGAAAAATTTTTTGCTAATTCTTTTAAATTTGCTTTATAAGCTTCAGTATCAGTGGTTGGAAAATTTAAATATTGTTCATAATTTCTTGGTTTGCCAAGGGCAACCATCCAACGATAAAGTGCAAGATAATTTTCCATATCTTCATCTACGATAAATTCTAAATTACAAACACCATAAGTAATTTTTTCTCCTGGAATGTAAGCATCTGAAAGTGGTGTTCCTTGAGCAATCTCACCTAATGTAAGATCAGGTATATTAATCGACTGAACGAAATAATTTACATTTGGAATACGTGCAAATGAAAAAGAAAATCCGTTAGGATTAAGTGGATTAATATTAGATGGTTTATTTGAAGTTTTAAGAGTCATATTATAATTATTTAGTATAAATGAAAAAGGGGGAAGACTTTTACATCTCCCCCCTTTAAAATTATATAATCAACCTTACAAATTACATTAAATTTGTAATTGCAACTTTTCTGTAGTAGTAGTTAGAAGCTGCTTGTAAGTTCGTGTTATTACCATCAAGTTGTACAAATGGGTTTGACACCATTCCGTATCTTGTTTTGAACGCGATCTTAGGTTGGAATGTAGAAGGATCTACTGCACGTACTAATTGTAATGGTACGTATGGGCAATAGAATATTCCAGCATCAAATGCTGAACTACCTTTATATCCTACTAATAACAGCTGAGTTGAAGCTGAGTTAGCAGAATATGGATCTACAAACACTTTGTAGCGACCATTAAGGACACCAGCAAAAGTTGTAGAAGCTTCGTCTACATTTAGATTAGTTGAAAGAGCTGGAGCATAGTCCAAAGCACCTGACATTGCTAACGCACTCGCTACATCAGAAGAAGCAATAATGAAATTACCTTTTCCTCTACGAGTTTGTTGAGCGATCGCATTTGCTTCTCTCTCTACTTGGAATAATAACCCTTTGAACTTCTCAACTGACCATCTTCCATTTGAATCTACATCAAGATCAAAAGTACCAGCTGCTGCTGTACCTACTTGTGCTCCTGTTTTAGCTACTCCATAAATTGTACGAATAACTTCTCTATTGATTTCCGCTAGGATTTCAGTAGATAGGATATTTGACAATTCACTTTCAGCATCTAAACCATGAACTGATTTTAGATCTTGTGCTAATTCAACTGTGTACTCAGCTTTTAAAGCACGAGTTTTCGCAGTCACTGAAGTTTTCTCGATTGAAAACGCCATTTGATTGAACGTTCCTGAATCGCCTAATCCTTCAGCATCAGTTGTTGATAATCCAGAACCAGTTGTATAAGCACCACTTACTGGATTTGAACCAGCATGTGTACCTGTACCACCGAAGTCTGAATCAGCTTCGTTAAATAAAGCTTCTGTTCCATTCTGTGCTGTATATCTGCTTTTCATAGCGAATATTAAGCCAGTTGGTTGTGTCATCGGCTGTACTCCGCAAACGTCATAAGCGATCATTTGTGGAATTGCACGACGTACTAATGAGATCAATACTGGATCAAATTTAGCTACTCCTGAAGTATCTGGTAAAGCACCAGCTGCATTCGCGTGAGTTGCTTCAAAAAGTGCTTGCTTTTCTTCATTAATAGAACGTTCTTGGTTCTCTAATAGAACAGCTGTCACTTCTTTTCGGTAAGCATCTTTAATAGGTGCTACACCTGCGTGATCTAATACTGGAGCCCATTTTTTTAAAAGATCTTTACGATCTGCCATGTTATTCTCCCTTATTATTGTTAATTAAATTTGTTTCTTTGAGCGATTTAATAGGTCTGCATATGCAGCTATTTTTACGTCAGTTATTTTAACTGACTCGTTAATAACGATTGGCTCATCAGTCACTATTGTATCTACTATTGTTTTAGTAGAATTTTGAGTCGCAGACACTGCTGAGAAATAATTATCTCTTATTGTCTGTACTTTTCTCTCAAAAGACGCATCATCTTCAAACGTTAGCTCTTCAGCTAATGATTTAAGTTTTTCTGCATCTGTTGACACTAGATCTTTTGAAGCTGCTGTTATGATTTCATTTTTTCGTAAATCACTAAATGCTTTTGAAATTTTAGCATTTTCAGCTGTTGCTTCATCAAGTTTTTTCTTGGTAGTATTAAGTTGATCTTGAAGATCAGAAAGTACATCAAATCTTTCATTTGGTACTTCAATGTAATGGTCTTCGAATAAATTTCTTAAACCACTTACAAAGTCTTCAAGTATTTCAGTCTTAATACCTGATTCAAGAGCGATTTCATTTTGTAAGACCCACTGCTCAACTACATAGCTGAGATATCCATCAACTTTTTCAATCAGGCTCTCTTTGATAACTGCCATGTTTTTAACATTTTCAGTTCTCAATTCATTTGAAACACGAGTAATTTCATCTTTTACTCTATTAATTACTACGTTTTCGAATATTACTTTTGCTTTTGCTTTAAACTCTTCAGAAAGTGTTTCACCTTTTAATAATGCATCAACATCAGCAGATACATCTACTTTAATTGATTCATTAGTTTTTTCGTTCATTTTCACTTCATCTGGTTTTTTAGCATTTTTTTCTTTAATTTTTTCTTCATCATCTTCAGATTCAGACTCAGATTTCATTTCTTTTTCTTCTTCATCATCATCTTCTTCTTCAGACTCATCATCTTCAGATTCGTCTTCTTTTTCGTCTTCAGACTCAGATACTGCTTTTACTTCAGCTTTTTCTTTTTCAGCTTTAGCTTTTTCTTCAGCTTCTCTTTTAGCTTTTTCTTCTTCAGTTTCTTCTTTAACAGCATCTTTCTTTTCTTCTTTATCCTTAATTGCTTTTTGCAATTCTGGTGGTAAAGTTTTTTGTTTATCTGTTAATTCTTGTTCTTTAACTGCGTCAGCTTTTTCTTTTTCAGCTTTAGCTTTTGCTTCGTCTTCAGCTTTTTTCTTTTCGTCGTCAGTCATTTCTGTTTCTTTTACGATTTCTTTTTCTTTAGCTTTTTCATCTTCTTTTTTCTTATCATCTGTGTTAGGAGCCACTTCTGATTCAGATTTAGTAGATGCTTTTTCTGCTTCTGCTTTTGCCTTTTCTTCTTCTTCTCTTTTTTTCTTTTCTTCTTCAGTTTCTTCAGTTTTTAATGCTTGACCTGTGAATGGACTGATTTCTTCTTTCTTAAGAATACCTTTAGCAATTTCGTGTGCTTTTTTAATTGTTTCTTTTTCAAGAGGTGGTTCATCACCTGTAATTTCTTTTGCTTTTGCCATACCAATAGCATAAGCACTACCCTCTTTATCTTGTTCAGATAAAAGAGTTTTAGCTTTCTTCGCTTCAGCTAACAGCTTTGCGATTGTTTCTTCGATTTTCATTTATATTCTCCTAATTTAAATATATAAAGAATGGATTTCCATTCATATTTAGTTATTTTATTTTGTCAAGGAACTTAGCAAATTGTATTGCTTGAGCTTCAGCAAGTGCTATTCTGTTTGTACTTGCTATCTCTTTTCTTACTTGCTCTATATCCTTTTCAACAAATTTACCATCAACGAATACCCATTCTTTTCCTTCCATAACACCACGCACAAATGCGTCTGGTGCTGATGGATCAGCAACTATATCACCAGCAGTAGCCAGCATAAAGTCATCTTGTACTAATTGAGTTCCGTCATTTTTTGCTCTTAACGATCCCATCCCTCTAGATGAAACACCTAAATTAGCACCCTCGTCAATTAAACTTTTAACGATTTTACCATAAGGTGTGTCCATTATTTTTGCTTTTCCGACATAATTATTGCCATCAAGCTTCAATTCTTTTATCATGTGCGACACTCTATCTAAATTAATAGTAGGAGAATCAGGATGACCTAATTCACCATACGCACGATTCTTTTCAATATTTTCTTTTGTATATCTTTCAACTTCTTTTTTCATTACATCCATTGGATATATTCTACCATTACGATTTTTAATTTCACCTTGTAAAAATACTCCTTCAATAAAATAGGTTTTTGATGTTTCTCCTTTTGGAGTTTCAACTAAATATTTTACTGATTCTGTAAATTCTCTTATAAGTTTCATTTAATTAACTACCTCTAGCGTTCGGATCATCATAAGAACCGAATGTCGATAATTCTATCTTAGTTTCAAATCCTGAATTCTTACGTAATGTTAAATACACATAAGATTCTTCTGACATACTGCAAACGATATCATGTGTATTATTAATTCCATCAACCCAGCCATCAAAGAAAAATTGATCTGGTTGGTCACAAGGAGCAGCAAATATGCCTACATTGTCTCTTGTTAGACGAAATGAAGATCCATTAACACCAGTAAAAGTTATTGCTACAATATTAATTTTTACTGTGCCTTCAATAACTTCTGTACTTAGCAAAGCATCGACATCTAAATCAAAAGTGGCTGTTTGATTCGTACCACCAGTATTTGCAAATTTCACTACAACTTCATTTTTTGATTTTTTCAATATAGTCTTTGTGACTGCCATTTGATTAAACTCCTAATTAGTTTTTATCGTTGCTTGTTATTTTATCTTTAAATATCGTATTAGCAACTTCTTGCTTTAAACTATCTAATCTTGCTGATACTTTTTCAGCCATTACTGTTGAAAACGATGCATTAATTGCATCAGCATTTCCTATTTCAATATTATCAATTAAGTCTTTAATTTTGTTTTTCATATCCATAAATTATTCCTTTTTAGTTTCATTAGCAAAAGGTTCTTCAAGATCAATTTCATCTTGTTTTGTATCTATTGCTTCATCGTCAGTTTCAGCAGTTTGAGCTACTTTTAAATCTTGTAATTTACCTTGCTCGCTTGCTATTTCTTTATCATTTTTCGCAATATCATCTTCTGTTTGTCTCAGAATATTTTTGCGCACCCAATTGATACTATAATATTTTCCAATATATTGTTCAATAGAATTTAACATATTAATTCTTTGAGCTAATATTTCATTTTCTTTTAATTCAGTAAAGAAATTATCTCTTAAAAAATCAAAACGAATATCTTGACTAAATTGTTCCCACTCTTGATCTTTTATAATTCCTTTTAAAATCAATTGCACTCTTAAAATACTGTAAAAAATAGTGCTAAATTTACGTCTTAATCTATCAATAAATTTTTGGAAGTTTAATTCATCACGACTTATTTCGCTTGCTCTTCCTAAATTAAACCCTGTTTCACTTAACAATCTTGTAACAGGAACATTTAAAGATTGATATAATTTCTTTTGAAAATATTGTACATCAGCTATTTCGCCTAAATTTTGTCCACCTTGGAGTGTAGTAATTTCAGTTCCTCTACCACCCTCTCTTCTTGGCATCCAAAAGTCTTCAAGCATTGACATGTGTTTACGATCATCTCGTACTTCACCTGTTGATGCATCATATACAACTTTATTTCTAAACTTATTCATGATGTCGTTTACATACTGTTCTGCTTTTAACTTAGGCAGATTACCAACATCAATATAAAATATTCTTCGTTCAGGTGCTCTTGATAAACGATAGATTACTATACTATCTTCTACCATTTTTAACTGGTTCACTGGTTTTATCGCTTTATGTAAATGCGATAATATCATACCAGAATTTAAATCAGTTAATCCTGATGGAGCGAATACAACTGAATCTAAAGATAGTTTAATACCTGTTGCTAGACTATCAGTGATTCCTTTGTCATTGTAAATGTAGTATTCTTCTATATCTTTTACTACGTCAACACCCTTATCATTTTTTTCTTTTTTATAATTTTTAATCTTACGTATTTTACGTGGATCTATAAATCTTAATTCATTAATTCCGTTTTTAGTATTTTTAGGATCTATAACTATATGATAGTATAGTCTTCCATCAACATACCATGTACGAAATATATCGTGACCACGTATATCAAACTCTAATAATTTATAAACTTCTTCGAACTCTTTTCTTATAGCTTCTTTAATTTTATCTGATGCTTTTAAATCATCCAAAACTACGTCAACTGAAAGACGTTGATTATCTAATACAATTGATTCATTTACAATATCTTCAATTGCATTATCAGCATCTGGGTAATAAGAAACTTCACGATATCTTTTTATTAAATCGTTTTCGCCCTTAATACTCGCATCTAAATCAAGTGTTAATCCATAATAAGCCGATGCGTCTGCTACCAACGTCGAACCATCTAAATTAGATGGTGTGACTACCGAACTAATTTCTTTCTTCGGTGTTTTTCTTTTAATCTCAAAGCCAAATAATTCTGCCATAATCTATTTCCGAGTCCCTTGTCGAAACTCTGTTATATTATATTTTAATTGGGAATGAACCAACTGGTGTATCAATTGAAATATTCACTCCTACACCATCACGTGAAGCTGTATCACTATCAAAGTAGTTGTATTGAAATTCAACATCAAACGTTTCAACTGCATTTGCTGTATCATAGTCTAATTGAACTACACCAATAGAAATTGGGTAAGCATCAACAAAACGATATGATTTAATAATTGCACCTGAACGATCTAATTGTCTTACTACTAAATCCGTTTGATAATCTCTTGGATTTACACGACCATTAGTTGTTTGATAGTTTTGAATACCATTTGACCAACGTTCCATCGCATTTCTTATATTGAAGTTTGTATCATTATAAATTGTGACAGTCCATGGAGCAAATGTTCTTTCTCCTGCAAAATTAACAGCACGACCACGATATTGAACTGGAATGTTCTCTATTGTGCTTGCTGGTAATTGTGCTGCTTTACATAAAAATTGAGCTTGCGCACTTGCCAAAATCCCTGCAACAACGTAGCTAGGGAAAATTAACTCAACACGAAACTGATTGGGACGTGCCCCACCACCAGTCATTTGTGCTTTAAAATCTGCTATATCAGCCATTTAAGTTTCTCCTTTAATTATTAGCCACCGATTTCACTAAAATTAACACTTGATCTTGCTGCTACAAATGTTAGATTAATGAAGTTGATTGAGCGATTAGGTTTAATGAAAATGCTTGCTACAAATTCATTTTTGTCGATTACTTCTGCTGTATTATTAGTTTCATCACACACAACTCTAAAATCAGTAATACCACGACGACCTTGTACGTCTCTTAAGAATGGTTCTATTTGATTTTTAAATTGAGCACGAGTGAAAGCATCATTGAACTCAAACAATTGTGCTTTTGCAGCAATTGAAATCGCTTTTTCTAATACAATGAATAATCTTCGTACGTTAATTCTATCGAAAGCACTTGGTGCTGACAATAAAGTTTTGTCTCCAAATAATTGTGTTCCTTCTCCTGGAAACGTCACAACTGGATTTACACCTTTTTGATAAAGTGAATCTCTTTGTGTTCTATTTGGATTAAATGCTAGTTTAACAACATTTTTAATTTGACCACGATTTGCACCAGCTGGTGAATACCATGGATCTTGAGCATAATCTGTTCTTGCGGCAAGACCTGCTACATCACCATTTAATGGGACATAACGATACTTGTCATTATAACGATCATACTGAAACTTATAACCAGAATCTAATATAGCATAAGAAGAACTTGGAAGTGCTGTTCTATATGTTATAATATCTGCTACTGGAGTCGCTGAAGAATCAGAAATATAAGAACCACCTGCTGCTTCTGGAGAGATAAAAGCTACTGAATCTTTTCTTACTTCTACAACGTTATTAATTACATAAGTTGCTGTTGCTGCTGTCGCTTTTCCTAAAAGGACTAACGATATGTCAAGCTGATCGTTTGCAAACAATGCATAACCTGTTTGAATGTTTCCTGCAGTTATACCTGCATAGTCATCAACACCACCAGTTAAAGAGGCATTTACTGCTGCGTTGATATCTTTGTAAGGTTGTGCTGCTGGAGCAGTACCCCAAGCAACTGCGTTAGCATTCGCTACGTTATTTACTTCTGCTGCTTGAGTAGGATGATCCATCCACCAAATGTATTTTGAATTTGAATTAATTACATCTCTGTAATAATTATTCGAACCATCTGATTTTTTAGCACCTACTGCTTTTGATACATATTCAAATTTTTCTAAAATTGTACCAGCTGTGCCAGTAAATAACCCATCTTCATCGATTACGATAATATGTAATTCGTCATTTGATACGTTATTTGATGTTGCCCAAGCTGATGTGTCTGGTGATCTATCAAAGCTAGTTTCATAAGTCCAACCTGTGAAAGTCGACTTATCTGCCATTGATACTTTTAATGAATTGCCCAATGAACCAGCCCATTTAGCTGCAAATTCACCAACAGTTCCTTGACCACCTGCATATGATGATAAGTATTGTTCTGCGTTTTTAATTTTAACTGCGGTACCAGAAACTACTGCATTTTTATCTACACTGCCACTTCCTCTTACTACGAATAAATTATTCGAGTATGATAAAAAGTTAGCTGCAGTAAAGAATGATTCAAAATTTGAATCATCTGGTTTACCGAATCTCTCTACTAATTCGTTTTCGGATGTAATTTGCACTGGATCTTCGATTGGTCCCCATGCGAATTTACCTACAAATGCACCTGCACTTGTGGCAACATTAGGAACTATGCTTGTGAAGTCCTTTTCTGTGACAATTACTCCTGGACTTAATTGGAATGCCATTTTGCTCTCTCCTCTTTAATTATTGACACGTTTCTTGACAAACGTGCTATTTCTCTTACCTATTTAGTTTTTTCAAAAATTCGAAGGGTTTTCTCGATCATTTCCATCATTTAAGAAGCCAAATGGAGTCAACTCTTCTTCAATCTCTTGTATTTGTTTTTTATATAACTCTTTTCTTATGTTTACATCAGTGATTTCTCTAAAATATACGTCACCAGTAAGCCAAGCAAAGAGTACACACGTCATCACTAAATCATCAGTATAGCCATCGTCAGCTGAAAAATAACCATTTTTGCTGATAAATGTAGTTAATTCGCTAATAATAGTTGAATCAAATATTAATAAACTATTATTCTCAATTAAATTCTTTAATATGCTACAACCTTTTCTTTTTACAGCTACATCAGTTGTAACACCTAGTGCACTTGATTTATCACCAAATCCACCAGTAATTCTTTGTCCTTCATTCTTATGTCTTGCAACAAAGATAATGTTCTCATATTCTAATTCACTATGTAATATATAGGGAACTGTTTCACCACTATTAATTTCAATCAACACAAAAGCTTTATTATAATCTCTTCCAACTTTATCTATAATACTTGGAATGAGTAATATGCTAATTGTATTAGAACGATATTTACCTACAACTTTATAAGGCATTTCTGTTATATCAAAAATGCTAAATGCTGTATAATCTCTTCCTGTTCCTTTACTCAAATCAACTACAATTACATACTTATGATTTGGTTCAGGCTTTTCTAATATATCTAAACCATCTTTAGAATATATAAATGGTTTAGGAGATAAATTTCTTAAAGTTTCACCATTAATAAGTGTAAGTGAACTTCCTAAAAATTCACAAAGTATTTCTTGATTAAATTTTATATCACCAAGTAATTTTCTTTGTGCTTCAGCCCAAGCTTTATCACGTCCTGGAATTTTATCGTAAGGAATAAAAAGATTTTTAAATCCATTTTTATTATTTACAGCATCATTCCAAAATTTCCAAAAGTGATTATATCCTAATGGAGTAGAACTTAATAATATTTTTGTAGTTTCTCCTGCCATAATAGTAGGATAAACTGAAGTAAAAAATTCTTCTGCGATTTGATTTGGTATAATTGCAGCTTCATCAATATATAACCAATTAACTGACTTACCACGTATCGCACTTGGCGTTGTAGCAGAAGTAAATACTTTGCTACCATTTTCTAATTCTATATCTCCTTTATTCCAAGTCACAACACCTTGTTGCAACCATAAAGGTAAATTTTCATACATTAATTGATAACGATCTAAAACTTCTCTTGCGGTACTTCCTTTATTTGCTAATATACCAACAGTGACGTTATCATTAAACAATGTATAATGAACAATACATGCAGCAGAAGTAATAGTTTTTCCTTGCTGTCTTCCTTCCATTAAAATCACTTTACGATTATTCATGATTGTTCTTACTTTTTCTTTTTGACAATCATATAAAGCGAAAGGAATTAATCCTAAATCTAATGAAACTATTTTACAATAATTTTCTATAAAGTAAATTGGGTCTTCTTTACATTTAAGAAATTCTTGTACTTCTTGTTTTGTAAATTTTACTTTTACGCCAACAGCTTTAAGTGCTGTGTTTGCATTATAAAAATTTGTAGGCATAAGCCCTAACCACCCCTTATTATATAACTACTATATTTCCTAACATATTCGCAGGTTCAGCTTGACTGCGATATTTAAATGTGTTTCCTGTAGCAGCAGACATCGGTATTGTAAATGTAATCGTTTGATTTTGGTCTGCTATATTTGGAGAAGCACCTTGTGATGAAATATAATCGTTTGCTGGAGCAACGTTAGAAGAATCAAGTATTTCTAAAATTTGTCCTGAACGTGTATTTGTAAATCTTATAGTTTCACCTCTTTGCGCAATAATGTCTGGGTCATTTGATCCAGCTACAGGCAATCCTGGACCAGTCACTAGATAATTACTAGTTGTAGCACCACCAAAAGAATATGTTCTATTTGTAATAATTGCACCAGTTGCTCCATTCACTGAAGAAATTGCAGCATCTAAAGTAATAGCTGAAGCAGTTGGATTTGATATTGACATACCAGTACCAGCAATAATCGCAATATCAGATAATGAAGCATTTGATCCTGTTAAACGAATTGTTCTTTGACCTGCTTGAATAGCTTCAGCACTTAAAGAAAAAGTGACAGGAGCTGGATTATTATTTGTAACAGTTATTGTACTTGCATCAGTACGAGTGATTGTAAGTCCAGCATTTGCTGATAAAATTGATACATCATCAGTTGTTGCATCTGATCCTGTTAATCTTACTTTTGCACCACTTGCTACTGTTTCAGCACTAATGGCATAAGTAGTATTTGTGTCTATATCTGTGTTTGGTACGAAATTAGTTCCATCAAATTTAAGTGTTGCGCCATTTGAAATAGCTGTTGATGGTATTGCAACACGCACAGTGCTTCCACCTAATGCGTTATATAATTCGTCAAAGTTAGAATTAATTTTTACACCACCATCACGTAAAGTATTACCTGTTCCGTCATTTGGTGTTAAACCAACTCCAATTATCTGTTTTGCCATATTTGTTTCCTATTATGTTATATCGTATTCGGAAGTTTTAAATATATCTTCCCATGTTTCACTCGTAATTCCACCTGTATTTAGGTTAGCTATTATCGTGTTTTGTCTATCTGGATTGCCAATATCAACAATCGTTTTAGATATAATTTTACCATCTGGGTTTGCATATCCAAAAAGATTAAGTTTTAATTGAAAACCTAATGTCCATGTCACAAACCTACGTGTCTCAAAAGTACCATCATATTCATCTACAAATGTAACACTATTTAAAATAATAGGAACATCAGTGACAATATCAAGAGGTGTTTTCATCGATTGAATACTCATCGTGAATTCTGGTGTAAAATAAGGTAGAATTTGTTCTACTATTTGTAAACCATCCTCTGTATTTTTAGATATACAATATAAATTTATATCTAAATTATATGGTACAGGAGCGAATACTCTATTTGCTGTATTTACTCCAGCTCCAAGTGTTTTATTCTTATCAATAGATGCCATACGTGAAACTTTTCTTGTCGCATCTAAATTCAACCCAGTCATTTCAAAAGAAAGACGAGGTAAAGTAGTCATCACTTGATTAGAAAGAGTAGGATCTTGTTCTATACGTTGTATCCATTTTTCTTTCGGAGCATAAGCAATTGGAATTAATAACGTTTGTTCTACTGTTCCGTTTGCTTTTTTTCTTTCAATTTTAAGATCTGAAAATATTTTTGCAAATCCTATAATACAATTTCGTATTGTTTCGTGATAATATGGTGGTTTATTTAACATGATTAAAATTCTCCAAATGGATTATTTTCAGACCATGCCACTTTATTATTATTCACATCTCTTTCAACTTTAACTGAGACGTTATCACCAAAGCCACCTTGTTTATCAATATTCATATTTAAAGTACAAGTAGCAACAGCTTGAATTCCTCCAGCTGGTGGTGCACTTATTGAAATTGTAGGTACACTCTTAAAACCATTTCCAACGTTTGTAATCGTAGCACTATTTATTTTACCATTTAATATAGTACAAGTAGCTGTAGCATTTGTAAGTGGATTTCCACCATTAAATGTTATTGTTGGTGCCACCAAATAACCTGCACCAAGATTCGTAAACGTAATAGAATTTACATACATTACTTCATTACGTGTAGGATCAGTATTGAATGTTTTTAATGGTTCAAATACATCAATTTCAGGTACACCTGTATCAATTTTTTCAGAAGAATATTGAAATAATTCAACTTGTAATTTATAAGTATAAAGTTTTCCTAATTGATAAAAAGGATCTTTATCTTTTACAAATCTTATTTCAAATAAACTTTTAGTTAAAGGGAAATAAATTAAATCTCCTTCAACTGGACGATTTGTTAAAATCGTATTACCATATTGACCAACTAATTGATTCCATCTTCTTCTTGCTACAACTAATGTAGCTGATGATTCAATCATTAAACCAAATTTGCTTACAAAAGAACCTGCTCCATCATAATCTTTTACATTTTCAAAATACATTTCAACTGGGTAAGCATGATTAAATGTACTTAATGTATCTTCACCAAGAATTTGATCTTTATTTACATATTTTCTTGGTATATAATATACAGTTTGAGCATAAATTCCTAAAGATTCTATAATTAAATCTTCTATTAGGTTTTGCTCATTAGCAGTTCCTTGTGTAAAATAAACATTTCTAGACATATGTTTATCCTACTGAAAATTCTAATGGTGCGTTCTTTCCAACTAATGTGTCTTCTAATTCTTTAATTTCTTCTTTTGCTTCAGCATATAGTTTATCACCATCAAGTGTCACACCTCCAGGAAGTTCTAATCCTGAAAATTTTTTTAAATTAGTTCCCCACTGTGCTTTAAAAAGAGCAGTGGTATAAGATTTCAACCATGGCTCATTATACATTTTAGTAAATGAAGCAGGATCTATTGCTTTATATCCATCATATATAATATAATCGCCAGCTTTTACAGCAGTTCCCCATTTAATATCTATATTTAATCTGTTTGTTAAACGATTAAAACGAAATAAAGGTTGACCATTTAATATTGTATCAAGTAATTGTAAATGATTCATTACTGTTGTAAAATAAACAATCGAAGTAGATGTTAAATCATACAAATCATTTAATCTTAATTGATATTGTAAATCAAATATATTTTTACTAGTTGATGACCCTGCATATATAGGGAACACCTTACTCACACCATAAACTATATCAGCAACAGGAATGTACTTATTGCTAATATCTTGATTTGTAATTAGATGTGAAACATAAGTACGTTCAGAACCATCCCAATGATTAATATTGAAATATTCTATTGCTTCATCTAGACGATCTTCTAATTGACCATCATCAACGTTAATTTCTACAACTGGTGCACCTAATTTTCTAAGTGCGTAATCTTTAAGTCCTTCTCTTGTAGAGACAGGCATAATTAACCTCCAAGGGCAATTGCAAATGCTGCAGCAGTGCCACTAGTTGCGGCAATCCCATTTGCCGCAGTTGCGACAGACACATTACTTCCTGCAGGATATCCTCCTCCTGAGTTTGTGTTGAATTGTAAATAACCATCTGCATGCATCATTATTTTCGTAGTTCCCATAATAATTGAATTCCCAGATAAATATAAATCTCTAAACTTAGCACCTGTTGCTCCTAAGTCCATTGTGCTATCAGCTGATGGTATAACTGAATTTCCTACAACAATTGTTCCAGTTCCTTTTGGTGTAATACTAATTCCAATATTTGTATCAGTACCTGTAGCAGAAATAGTAGGACGATTTGTTGTTGCAGCATTTGCAAGTGTTAATTGATTTACTGCTGAAGCTGTTGCTGTTAATGCTAATAAACTATTTCCATTTGTATCTAAAATATTAGTCCCAATTCTAGGAGATGTTAATGTTTTATTTGTTAATGTATCTGTAGTTGCTCTTCCAACTAATGTATCAGTAGAAGTTGGTAATGTTAAAGTTCCTGTGTTAGAAATGCTTGAAATAACAGGTGATGTTAATGTTTTATTCGTTAATGTTTCAGAACCATCTAAAGTTGCAAGAGTTCCAGTTGTTGGTAAAGTTATTGATGTGTTTGCAGTAGTTGTTAAACTAAGAGTATGTGCACCACTATGTGTGAAATTGCCACCAAGTGTAAGTGTTTTACCAGAGTTATTTACTCCAGTTCCACCATATTGACCAGCGATTACTGAACCTTGCCATGTTCCACTTGAAATTGTTCCTAATGTTGTAATTGTGTTTTGACCAGCATATGTTGAAGCAATATCAATACTGTTTGCATTTACAGTAATACGATCTGCAGTTCCAACTGCGTCAATTGTATTACCATCTTTTGTTAATCCATTTCCAGCTGTTATTTGACCAGCACCAGAAAATTGAGTAAACGAAATATCTGTAGTTCCGAATGTGACCATTGGAACTGTTTGTACAAATCCTTGACTTCCAAATTGTGTTCCGAATGATACGAATAAAAAGTCTCCACTCGCAACTTCTGAAACAGAATCAAAATCTGTCGCTCTTGTTAATATTGTTCTTGTTGCGTCAATAGTATAGATACCATTATGAGCAGCATTTGCTTGATTTTTAATTAAAAGTCTATCACCACTTACTACTGTGTATGATGTATCTAAAGTTGTTAAAGCATTTTGTAATGTTAATGTCGCACCAACTCCGTCTGTACCATTTTCATATGTGACAGTACCACTTGTTAAATTTGCAAGTGTATCTGTTGTTGCAGCTTTTACTGCAGCATGAACATGAAGACCTGCTTCAAGAGCATCAACATAAGATTTTGGAACAAGAGAATTAGCACCAAATCCTGCTCTTCCAGTATAACCAGAAGGAACATTTACAACTCCTGTTCCATTTGGTGATAATGCTATGCTAGAATTACTTGTAGTGTTAATAGTTGTTATAACTGGTGAAGTTAAAGTTTTATTTGTTAATGTTTCAGTACCACTAATTGTAACAAAATTATCATCTGATAAAGCTGTATTAAATTGAGCTGTAGTTCCAGTAATTGTATTATTAGCTAAATTGATTGATTTATTCGTTAATGTATCTGTAGTTGCACGACCAACTAAAGTGTCAGTTGCTGATGGTACTGTGATAGTATTCGTTGTTGAAATCGAAATTGCAACAATATTCAGTTGTGCTCCTGTTGCTCCTGTCACTGGAATATTCAGTTGTGCTCCAAAAAAACTTGAACTTCCACTTTGTGTTAAGGTAGCTGTCGTGCTATTATTATATGTGACAACGAACACAGTTCCTGCTGTAGTGGCAGCAAGATAATTAGAAAAATTTGGTTCAGCAAGATTTGTGTTTATGCTAATTTGATTTTGTTCTGGTTCTACGTAGAAGGAGTTAGATGTCCAATCTCCTCCAGCTGAACTATAATTTACTGTTGTAGCTGATACAATCGAACTAATTCTAGGAGATGTTAATGTCTTATTTGTTAATGTTTCTGTTCCAGTTAATGAAACGAAATTATCATCTGATAATGCAGTATTGAATTCTGCTAATGTACCAGTAATGGTATTAGTAGTTAATGAAACTGATTTATTTGTTAAAGTATCTGTTGTAGCTTTACCAACTAATGTATCAGTTGCAGCTGGAAGTGTTAAAGTTCCTGAAGCAGTAGCTGAAGGAGTAAGTGTAGTTGTTCCAGATGTTGATCCATTTAAGTATAAATTTTTTCCTGAAGCAAGTGCTAAATGTTCTGATGAAGTAAATGCATCTGTAGCATCTACCCAATTAAATGTTTTATCTGTTGCACCTTTAATTGTAATACCAGCACCATCGGCTGTAATATCTGTAGGAGAAGCAACTGAAGCTAATTCTATATTTTTATCATCTACAGTTAAAGTTGTAGAATTAACAGTTGTCGTTGTACCATTTACAGTTAAATTTCCTGTGACTGTTAAATTATTATTTACTGTTGTTGTACCAGAATTAGCACCAAGATTTAAAGATGTAGCAGCACCACCCATGTTTAGAGTAGTTGCTGTTGTATTTAATAAATTAAATGTAGTTTGGTTAGTAGTTAAATCACCACCTTTGACTTGAACATCACCATCAACTGTTAAATCTGCTTTAATAGTAGTAGTTCCACTATTTGAACCAATTGCAGTTGCTGTAGAAGAACCACCTATGTTTAGAGTAGTTGCTGTTGTATTTAATAAATTGAAAGTTGTTTGAGAAGTTGTTAGATCGCCACCATTAATAGCTACATCACCACCGATTGTAGCATCACTTGTTGTAGTTAATAAAACTGATCTAACATCTGACCATTTTTTAGCTGAACTACCTAATGCGTATGTGTTATCAGTATTTGGTAATATATTTGAATTTACATCTGCGCCAAATACAACATTATCAGTGTCAGCATCACCCATAGTGATAGTGCCACCATTAAATGTAGTTGTACCAGTGACAGTTAAATTACCACCTACAGATACGTCACCTGATGTATTTAAAGAAGTGAATGTTGGAGTTGCTGAAGCGAATACGTTTGACATATCAGCACGAAGTAATTCAAGACCACCTGCTGTTGATCCGTCATGTACGACTGCTGTTTTCTTTGATGTATTAATTGTGACTTCACCAACTACACCTGTGAAAGATGAGTGTTGAGCTGTTGTTCCTCTTCGTAATTGTAATTGTGTTGGCATTTTATACTAATCCTTCGTTGTCAATAATTCTTAATCCCTCTGTTGCCATATTGTCATAAGTAAATAAAACTACTTGACCAAAGGCATCACTTGTTGGGTCAGTTATATTACCATAATCAGCTAAAGGGAATGCACCAAATTTAATTGCAAACGCTAATTGATTAAATAGATCGTCATCTTGTCCTTCTTGACCACCTGCTGTAGCACCAGCACTAAAATATGCTATTTGTCCTGCAGCATTCTTATAATACAATCTTCCGTCTGCGTAATTTAACGCAACTTCTTTATAACTTAAATCATTAACTGATGGCGCAAGATTCGGTACTGCTGAACCTTTTAATTTAATTATTGTCGCCATCAGTTATTTCCTATTTTTTCTTTTTTTTATTTTGATTTTGTTTATTCTTCATCTTCCTCAAAGCTATCAGAGTCCGAATCTTCATCCCAGTCGGTATCTTCTTCTGAGTCATCTTCGTCCTCCTCTTCGCAACATTCGTGATTTTCAAGTTCTTCAACTTTATCACGAAGAGTCATCAAATCTTCTTCAATTCTATCAATAATATCTGAAACAGTTTGTTTTTTCTTCTTAGCCATACTTGTCTCCTATTTGTTAGTAGATTATATAATCTAAGATATTATATCAATTATGCGTATGATCCTCCGTCCACATCACCATACACTAAAGTCGTTCCATTTGATTGTAATACTTTTCCAATTGTACCAATTGATAATTTATTTAGAGCATTTGCTGCAGCACCAACTAATATGTCGCCTACTGAATATGATGAATTTCCTGTACCACCATAAACTGTACCAACTGTACTACCTTGCCATGTTCCACTTGAAATTGTTCCTAATGTTGTGATTGAATTTTGTCCAACATAAGTTGAAGCAATATCAATTGAATCTGCACCAACTGAAATACGATCAGATGTTCCACCTACTGCTAAAACACCATTACTAAATGTTAATCCGTTTCCTGCAGTTGTAGATTTTAATCCTAATTCGTCAGAAACTATTTCTAAACCACCATTTGTTTGTAAAACGATATCAAATGTTGTTCCTGTTAATGCTAATCCTTGACCAGCTGTATAAGTTCCTGCTCCAGAAAATTGTTCAAATACAATATTCGTAGAACCAAATGTGACCATCTGAATTGTTTGTACCCAACCAGTTTTTCCATTTGTTGTACCATATGCTACAAATAAAAAGTCTCCACTCGCAACTTCAGATATTGTATTAAAGTCAGAAGCACGTGTAAGTACTGTTGAAGATGTACGAACATAGATACCATTATGAGCAGCATTCGCTTGGTTTTTAACCAATATACGATCGCCATTTACTAATGAGTATCCATCTAATATACTAATTCCTGTCGAAAGAGTAATTGTTGCTCCATCACCATTTGTTCCATTATCGTAAGTTGCTGTTCCACCAGAATGTGTTTCAAGTGTAGTTGTTGTAGCAGCTTTTACTGATGCATGAACGTGAAGTCCTTCAGCAACTGCATCTACGTATGCTTTATTCGCAGCATCTTGTGCATTTACTGGTGCATCAATGTTTTCAATTCTTCTAAAGTTTGCAGAAATATGACCTGTTCCATTCGGAGCAAGTGTAATTCCACCATTTACATCTGTAGCACTAATTGTGTTTCCATCAATTCTTATGTTATCAACATCTAATTGTAGAACACCAGCTAATGTGTTTGTAGTTGAACCATTTGTTAAAACTGTAGAACCTAATGTAATATTTTTTGTAGAAACTGCGCCAGAACTAACTGTAAAATTGTCAGTATTGAAAGAAGCCACACCCTTGTTAGATGTAGAAGCATCTTCAGCTGCAATTGTTAATACATTATTTGTGACAGTAGTATCAATTCCTTCACCACCACTAAACGTTAATGTATCTGTTAAATGAGCAATCGCATCTGTTCCTGTATCACCTGCAATATTTAATGTAGTTGAAATATTTTCTGTTCCAGCAGCAGTTAATTGTCCTTGTGCATTTACAGTAAATGTAGGGATTGCTGTAGTTGAACCATAAGAACCAGCAGTGACAGTTGTATTTGTAATATTGATTGTAGAACTATTTCCTACATCACTATTTGTAACAGTAATACCAGTTCCTGAAGTGACTGCACCACCAACTGTGTCGTAAATAAATTCAGCAAGAGATGTACTTGAATCTGTGTGAATATTTCCGATAATTGTTTTTCCAGTTCCATTTGGAGTAATTGAAATATCTCCATTAGTATTATCAGCAATTGTGATTGAACTAGAATTTGTTCCTGAATTTGTATTTAAAATTAAATCACCAGAACCATTTGTTGTAATTGTAGCGTCTGCATTTATATCACCAATTCTTACTGTATCTGTATTAAGATTAACATTACCTGTTCCATTTGGTTCAATAGTAATGTCTCCATTTGAATTTGTAGATGATAATGTATTTGTATCTAATCTTAAATTGTCAATATTAATAACACCACCAACATTTAAATTTTCAGCAATACCAACACCACCATCAACAACTAATGCTCCAGTTGTAATTGATGTTGAAGTTAAAGTTGAATTAATATTTGTTGTTAAAATTGTGCTTGCAACATCTAAACTGTCAGTATCAAGAGACATTCTCTCAGCACCATCAGTGACAAAAGAAAGTGTGTCATTTGAAGCTCCTGGAGTACTCTCAGCTGAAATGTATGTTAAACCATCAACTGATTTTACACCACCAAGTGATCCCCAAGTTGATCCTGAATATCCCTCAAAAGCAGATGTGTCTGTATTATAACGTATTGCACCTTGTATAGCTGGTGCTCTTTGACCTGTAGTACCAACTGGAATTACAACTCCATTTGTACCAAGAATAGATACATAACCAGTTCCATTTGGATCAAGTACAATATTTCCATTGGCATCTGTAGAAGATATTGTATTTCCATTTAGATCTAGATTATCTACTTTTAAGTTATCAATTGTGCTGTTTGCATCTGTAATAATTGCTGAAGATGCAGTTAGTGTACCACGAGTGTGGTCTAATAAATCTGTAAAATACTTTCCACCTATAACTAAGTGACTCGCAGCATTTCCGTTTGTTTCTGTACCAAGTCCTAGATAGAGACGATCACCACCATTGGAGTCGTTATTTGTAAGACCTGAATATGCAAGTTCTCCTGCTGCAAGTGTTGCGGGATTACCTGCTGTCGTCGAACGTTTAATTCTTATAATTGATGCCATTTTTTTCTCCTATTAAAATTCCCCACTGTCTACTGTTTGTAGATTTAATGTTTTAGTTGCTGTCCATTTCGAAGTATTTGTTTTATAAACTAATAATGAACCATTATTTAATCCCTCTGATACTATATCAACTTGCACGTTTTCAGAAAGTGGTACTGCAGCACCACTCGTTCCTTGAATTCCTATTGTTGTAATTGTTGAACCACCACCATCTGTTGTAGTTGAAGTTGTCAGAGTAGTATTACTCGGACTAATCGTACTACCTTGTGAGTCTACATTTACTGTTAATGTATCAGCCATTTATCTTGTGACCTCTGGTGTTATTGTTATAATTCCTTCAACTAATCTACTTTTTAAGCTGAATGAATCTGTCAATTCAACATCATACACATATCTTCCAGCTTTCATCGCTGACGAAGTTGCATTTCCTAATGCAAGTTTAATTTTTCCACTTGTATTTGGAGCAACAAATGTAGTAGTTATAGCAGTATAAGACGTTGAACCATAACCTTTTCGCATTTGCCCAGAAACTGTACAATTTGTAAAATCTCTTGGTGTTCCATCAGTATTATTGAATGTTAAAATAGCAGACCAATCTGATCCTTGATCTATAAAAAAATCTGTTATTTGTGCCATTTCTTATACCTATTTATTAAAACTAAAAATTAAAAAGCATTAATTTTATACTCAAACCAACCAAAATCTGTACCACCAATTACTCCTAAAAACACAAACCAACGTGTTTTTCTATCATTTTCTGTAAATGCTGACTGTCCTGTCATAGTAATAGTTGCAGTAGCACTATTTTGTACTGTTATAGTGCCTTGTCCTGTTGAAAGATTTTGATTATTTGTATTAATAGTCACAGTGATTGCACCAACAGTTGATCCTGCTGGTCTATTTAACCAAAACATATCTCCAATCGCAGGAGAAGCTGGTAATGTTAAACTATAATTAAGATCATTCCCTAAAATAAAAAATTTACCAACACCATAAGTAAGTGTTGTTGAACCAACTGCTGGAACTATAACATCACTAGGAAATTTACCTCTTAATGAAGATGAAAGTTTATCAGCACTGATTGAATTGTCAGGGATTGTATTTTGAAGATATTGTGTTGAAAGATAAATTGCAAATAGACTAACACCTGCTAAAATGGGAGCACCTGCTATAGAAATAGCACTACCCCCATTTATAATTGTGTAATCTGTACTTGGTTTTTGAATTAAGCCATTCTTAATTAAAAGAATGCTTCCTGCTGAACCAATTGGAAAATCTAAAGCAAATGTTGTCGAACTTCCATTCGGAGCAAACACTTGTATTTCAGAATTACCATGTATTGGATCTCTACCCAAGTAAGCCATAGGATTGTTTCTTTCCTTTTAAGCTTGAGATTCAGACCAAGATAATTTTCCTGTCACGATTAATGGTGAAGCTTGTGTAATCGTTGAAGTATCCGTAGGTTGAATCGCAATAGTTAATAAGTCAGGACCATTAGGATAAACTGAGTCACCACCTAAAATCGAATTACCCATATCAATTAACCCACTAAGTACAAAGTTAGTTGAACCAGCTGAAGCTTGAGATGAGAAAATAACAGTTCCATCTTTAATAATGTCACCTGTATCATGAGATATTGCGTTAGATAAAGATGGAGATTGAGTTTTTTCAAAAGTCAATTTAGATGGGTTTCCATTTAGAATGAAAAACACGTTCAATGATTTATTCGTAGTGACAGCACCTGAGTCTAATTTCATTTGCATACGATTTATAATTTCTCGTTCACCTACTGCACCAGTTATACCAGAGTCAACTGCAGGTGCTAAACGAATCGAAATAAGAGGAATAGGACGTGTTAAGTCAACTGCTCCATTTCCGAATGCGTTTTCACCAATTGTAAAGCTTGTGCTAGTTGGTATTTCTGGATTGTTTGGAACTGATGTTGTTGCAGGGAAAGAAGTAAATATACGTGAACTTGCTCCAGCTTTTTGAACCTGAGAAACATAAGTACCATCTGGTATATTACCAGTCGCATCTTTAATTAATTGTCCCACAATCGCTTTATTAGCATCTGCTTCAGCACATTGGAAAGAATACACAAACACACGACGTGAGTTTAATGTAATTTCACTGAATTGACTTGCTGCTGATGATGTTACAGTTTGAGTTAATCCAAGTGCGAACACGAAAGGTTTTGACTGTGCTGTAAATAAGTAAGCATCGTCATCATCAAACGTACCATCCATAATAACAGATGTACCAAAGTGGAATAATGTAGGAGCTGATGTCGGAGCATCTCCGTTTTCAATTTCATATCTTGCAGGTAAGTTTCCTGAACGTAAATATGACTCATTTAATTTGTTATTGTGTATAAATTCATGGTGGTAATGAATATGACCTTTGGCGTCTTTTGTACCAAATCTTATTTTACCAGCACCATACCAAGAATAGTCAGCATAACACATTTGAATTTTATGAATATCAAAAATATATCCATTCGGACCAGTTCCGTCACATGGATCAATATTCCAATTAGCTTGTTCTACTTTTACATCTTCGCGAATTGTCGCTTTGATTCCAGTAGCTGTAATTCCACGATAAGGAGGTTGAACAACCATACGAGAATCAGAGTCAATTGCGATAACACGATATATTTGACCTCTTATCTGTACATGATCTCCAACAACTAATTGTGTTTGGAATGAAGTATTATTACCAGTTATCACTTGAGAATTTTTAGTCGCAGCAACGTTTCCTGATAATTGAAGTGTGCTAGATCTTCTTACAACATATAGTTTTTGACCATCATATTCAAAGAAGAAACCATTCGCATCATCAAACATACCTGCACGAATAGATGATTGAGACCAAGAATCTCTACCATATTCTGGGAATCCTGCAGCACTTTGTTGTTGTGGTATAGCACCAACAAGATATGTAAATGTGTTTATATCTTGTACTGAATGAACTGGGAATGTTCCGTTATAAACGTTATTTCCAGTTGTCACAATAGCTTTATCTATAATTACTACGTTTCCTACAGATAAATTATGTGGTTCTTGACATGTTGCTCTTATAGCATTTGGAGTAGCACCACCAATGTTTATATACTCAAGCTTTTGTAAAGTTTTCAAAGGCGAAAAGTTAATCGCAAATGAGTTTTGAATACCTTTACCAGATTGATATCTAAAGTATTTACGTGATTGACGAACAATCTTACTGTTTGGTGAAGTTCCTGCTGTTATATCAATACCTCCGTCAAATGATTTATGTAAAGAGAAACCATCTGGACGTAAATTTACAGAACTAATTGTAGCATAGTTTGCAGTCGTAAATGTAGATGGGAATCCTGCAAGTGCTGGATCTATCGACATTTCTGTGTCAGAAACAACACGATCAATAATAAATTCATAAAGTCTAGCTCCAATATAAATGAAAATTGAATCAAATCTTTTGAATTTGCTTAAGAATCTTGTACCAGAACCAATAATTGTTCTTGCATTTTGTGTTCCACTTACTGATCCTGTTTGTTTAGTTGTTTTCAAAACGTTTGTTGTTTGAATAGACTGAGTTTGAGCAGTTCCTGTTGGTGTTAATTGTAACACTTGTCCACCAATCGCTGAAACATAAGAGTTAGCTAAAGAAATTGCTATCTCAGATACAGGGATTGCGTAAAGATAAGTGTTATCTACTCCAGCAGCTGCAACTATATCAGTGTTTCCTGCTCCTGGAACGTATGATACTAATTCTCCTGGATAGAAGTTTGTAGGATTGTAAGGAGTACTTAGTGTTCCTAAAACAATTGTATCATTTGTTGAATTGACAGCACCACTATTCGCATCAGAACGAGAATCAAAAGAATATGTTCTTGCTGGAATTTTAAATGGAGCATTTACTGTAAATGACTCAGAAGTTGGTGTAGTAGCTATTGTATAGATACCATCATACGCACCATCTTGAGAAAGAACATTAAATGTTTGAACACCTGAACCTGATGAAGTAAGAAGAATTGTTCCTACTGTAGCTGATACAACAAGTCTAAGTTCCCACCAGTTTGTCATTCCTGGAACAGCAGCGTTTACACCTGATGTTGGAGAAACAGTCACAGTCACACCAACTGGAGAACCAGTTAAGAATGATGAAACATCTTTTGGAATCCATGTTGGTTCATTTTGGAAAATGCTTGAATCTTGTCCGTTCACTGCACCAATGTTATATACTATATTATCAGCAAATCTTGTTCTTAAGAAACGATTTGATGTTGATAATCTTCCTCTATGTTGTATCATTGTCACAGTACATTGAGTCGGTGCTGTTCCTAATGGAGTTTCAATGTTTACAGTAAACACTTGGTTTAATGCAGTGCTTGTACTTCCAAAAGATGCAGTTGTAGCAGTACCAGAACCACTAGTATTCGCAGCTTTAATTATTAAACGAGAATCGTTTACGAATTGAAGAGAATAGTTTGTGCCACTTGTTAATCCACCAATCGGTGTTCCTGCAGTTGTATAAGTTGCAGTTGTTTGTCCTGATATTTTGTGGTTTTGAATATAAACTGTATTATAAAGAGTGTTTACTCTGTTATTTGCAACACTGAAAGCTGCTGGGAAAGAAGCTATATCATTTGTAAATGGTGTAGTTTTAGATGTAAATCTTAAATAGTTTGCGTTTACAACGTTTGCAGTCACAGAAAATTCAGAAACAGTATAAGGAACAACTGTTGCTGAAGAGTTTACGAATGCGAATCTATTTGTTGTAGAATATCCAGCACCAGTAATTGAAATTGTACAAGTTTCATTATTTGTGATTCCATGACTTGGAATATAAAATGTATTTTTTAAAGCAGTTAAATCATCAGCGAAACTGTAATATATTTCAGAGCCAGCAGCATAATCTGAATTTCCAGTTTCTGGATAATTAACAATAAAACTTCCAAGTGTAGTTGTATCACTGACTTGATAATTGTATGGAGGATTTGAAGTTCCATATCTTCCATTATTTCTTGTATTTGCTTGGAATGTAAAACCATCTGATGAACCATTTGTAGAAGATCCATTCGGAACTCGACCTTGGAATCCTATAATTCTATTTCCTGCACGTGATCCTTTTCCAAATTGTCCTCCAGCTAAATCTGCTCCTGAATGTGCTGTATTTAAAGAAGTTGGTACGTGATCTATTACTATATAATAAATGTGACGATAGTTTGAAGTAGGATTACCAAATTTATCTCTGTTAATCGCACCAAATTGATATTGAATATCTATGAAATAACTTCCACCTGAAACATAAAAACATCTTGTTACATCTGTATTAGGGAATTCATTTCCAGGAGATGCACCTTTAGCACCAAGAGAATAACTAATATTACCACTACCAAGATTTAAATAATTTCTTGCTATGTAAGTGATATTAATTGGACTTCCTGCAGTGTTTGCACCTTCAAAATATAATTGATTAATTATTCCTCGAGTTGGAACACGAGATGCTCCCATTATAGATTGTACGTTCCATGTAAATGAGTTTGTGTTTGTATTATTGATATAACCTACATCATAATTTCCTGTAGCACCTGTAGTCACGTTTCTTGAGAAGAAAGCAGTATATCTTGTAGAATCACTTCTACCCTCAACCTTATAAACTAATTGTAATCTAGGATAACCTCTTGTTGTAGATATTGCTGTAAGATTTACAAAACTTGCAAGTGTACCATAATCAGTTGCTAATTTAATTGTGTTAGCGTCTACGATAGAAGCATAATAAACTGTTCCATCAGTCATTCCACCATTTGTTGTAGCAGTTGTGTCGTCGCCACGAACTGGATCGTTAAAAAGTAATGCTGCATTCGCAGTTAATCCGTGGCTATTCCAAGTGATTTCATCTGCAGCTGCGTTAATATCTGAAGTTTGTAAATATTTACCATAAGTAGTTTGCCAATCCCATGTAACAACTGGACGATCGTATTGAAGATCTGCTGATCCAGTAGAAGAAGTTCCATCTACGTTGTTTGTAATAGTAATAGTTGGAGATGAATCTATGTAAGGACGACCATCTGGTGCAGTTAATGTTGGATCTGTGATAGTTAATTCTTTAGGACCAATTGTTTGTCTTAAATAAATTTTTGTTCCAATTTTAAGACCATGTGGCTCTAGTGTTCTTACAGATAGTGTTGAAGGACTTGCGCCATTTGTTTGAATAGGAGCAACTGGATTATCTGATGCATCTCTTGCATTTAAATCTAAAATTAAATTTGATCCTTCAAAGAATTTAGCAGGAATAACTGAAGTATATGAACCAGCAACGTTTTCTGTTGCAATTGCAGTTTGATCTATTTCGTAGAAAAATTCTGTTGAATTCACAACACCTGTGACTAAGAATGCTCCCTCGCAAGTGATATTGCTAACACCTGTGACTTGAATAGCATTTCCTACTATTTGATTGTGAGGAAGTGTAAATACACATCTTACTTGTTTTGAATTTGTTGTTGTATTAATTGAAACTAATCCTTCAAGAGTCAAATCTCCTGAAGATGAATAAATTGTAGGAATATTTAAAACTGTTTGAAGTGTTTCCCATTTTGTTGACTGAGAACCATATTCAAAGTCTGTATCGATTAAGTTTTCTGGATTTGATACACGTAATTTGTTCACTGGATCGATCATGGCTTCTTCGAATCCAACTCTTGAGAACTCTTCTTCTATAAAAATTTGTAATTTAGAATCAGCTGTAATAGGACCAGCAGCTGCAGTTGCAAAATTTACAGCAAGAACTAATCTAGTTTGATTTAATGCTGGTATGTATGCGCATGAAGTTGCACCTAAAGTGCTATCTGCAAAGTTATAAACAATTTTATTTGCGCCAGCTGTGACGTTTGTGATTAATAAAAGTCTTTCGATTGGTATATTACCATCGAGTAATACTGCATTTTGAGCTACATCAATATCAGATGCTAAGAAGAGTTTTTTTGCCATTGCGTGTTTCCTTTAGGATTTAATTATCAGTTATTACATATCGTGGGTTTAAATTATCACTCTTATTGTATATACCAATAGGTGCTGTGATTAAATACATACCTTTTCCAGTAAAGGTTATATTCTTATCATAGATGTCCAAACCAATAGGACGATATTTTTCAATTGTTTTACCATCTATATTTATATTATCATCTAATGAGATAAATCTATAAAAAGAT